CTCAACAATAATGTATCGCTCTGGCCAACGTTCAGTGGTCGAGTGGATCAAGTACCTTATCACTGAAGAAAACAATGGCTAGAAAGAACACCGCAAATCGTTCACAGACAACTGCAGCAGCTCGCCAACAACAAAACCGCAGTCAACCTAGTTCAAGTGGAATGAACATTGGTACAGCTGCTCAACAAAATGCTTCAAAGACATACCTTAGTCAGAATGCTGGAGGCACTGTTAGTTTGGCGGAGGCTCAAAGGGCTGCTCAACAATCAAATCTTCCTGTCGCAGCAGTGAGGCGTCAAGCCCAACAGATGGGGTTGGGTATTGGTCGGCAGCTGAGCCGAGATAATTACCGTGCTCCCTCCAGTGCATTAGCACAGCGTACTCGTGCAAACCGCCGGGCTATGGAGTCGGGGGTAGTTAACTTTGATGCTATTCGCAACTATAATGATCGGCGTTTTGCGGGGAGTGCTGGCAATCTCCGTGATGCACGAGCAACTTTTGACCGGGCTCTTGGAGTTAATCAAGATGAGCGTATTCGTTCTGCATTCCAAGATCCCCTTGAAGCTGTACGCCGTGGTACAACGAGAGCTGGTTTTGCATTGAGGGGTGGTGGTGCTTACAACCCTAATGATGTACTGCAAACCGCTATGAATCCGTTGACCGATGAGATTCGTAGTCGCATTAACCCCAACCGATTCATTGGTGGTACACCCTCTGCAGCGCAAGGAATGTTCCTTAATACTAATCAAGGGTACATTCGTGGCGGTACACAAGGGCGAGGAATGAGTCTTCGTCAAGCACGTCAGTCCATGAATCCGATGATGCCAGAGACTGGCCGTCGTACTCGCACAGGCGGGCAAGGTGGAGCGACAGGGGGTGATCTTGGTGCGGATGCTGCTGAACCCTCAACTGCTACCCAACCATCACCTCAAACCACAGCTGCTGCTCCAACCCTATACGGTGAAGGTGCAGTTATTGGATCTACTGCTACAGGTTTCCAGAAGCGCAGATCATCGCGTAGAACCGCAGGTCCTGGCGCTCAAGGTACAGGTTCAATGCGTATCGCCCCAAGTAACACCGGACTCAGTTTCTAATGAAAGCTAAAACACGATACGATTATCTAACTAAGTATCGTACCCAATTTCTTGATACAGCTATTCAGTGCTCAAATCTTACGCTGCCTAACCTCATCCGACAAGAAGATGAGAACAGCCGTACAACACATGCAAGGTTGATCACACCATGGCAAAGTGTTGGTGCAAAGGGGGTAGTCACTCTGGCATCTAAGTTGATGCTAGCTCTACTTCCCCCACAAACCAGCTTCTTTAAGCTACAGATTGATGATTCAAAACTAGGTGTTGATTTACCTGCAGAAGCACGCTCCGATCTTGATCTTTCCTTTGCTAAGCTAGAGAGATCAGTGATGGAGATCATCGCTGCATCAAGTGATCGAGTTACCGTACACCAAGCTCTTAAACATTTGGTTGTAGGTGGTAACGCTCTGATCTACATGGGACCTAAGGGTCTAAAACTATTTCCTCTTAACAGGTATGTTGTAGACAGAGATGGTAACGGTGAAATTTTAGAAATCGTCACTAAAGAACGCATCAGCAGGAAGCTGTTGCAACCTATGTTGACTGCTGTCACACCTGCTAATCCTCCTGGAGAAGATGGTGCTGACAATGAAGAGGACGTTGATGTCTACACCTGGATCAAACGAGACAACAATCGTTTTGTATGGCATCAAGAAGTCTTCGATAAGATCATTCCAGGTTCTCAAGGTAAGGCTCCTCTCGATGCAAACCCTTGGCTGGTCCTTCGTTTCAACGTTGTAGACGGAGAACCATTTGGAAGGGGACGTGTAGAGGAATTCCTTGGTGACTTGCGTTCCCTGGAGGCACTCATGCAAGCTCTCGTAGAGGGCTCTGCAGTCGCCGCTAAGGTCGTCTTCACAGTCTCCCCCTCTAGCACTACCAAGCCACAGACATTGGCCTCAGCGGGCAACGGAGCCATCGTTCAGGGTCGTCCTGACGACATCAGTGTGGTGCAGGTTGGTAAGACAGCTGACTTCCGTACAGCTATGGAGATGGCTCAAGTACTAGAGCGTCGCCTAAGTGAAGCATTCTTGATCCTTAACGTTAGGAACAGTGAGCGCACTACAGCAGAGGAAGTGCGGATGACACAGATGGAACTTGAACAACAACTCGGTGGATTGTTTAGTCTACTGACTGTTGAGTTTCTTGTTCCTTATCTGAACCGTAAACTGTCAGTTCTTCAAAAGAACCAAGACATTCCAAAGATCCCCAAGGATCTGGTACGTCCAACTATCGTTGCAGGCATCAATGCGCTTGGACGTGGACAGGATCGGGAATCACTTGGTCAGTTCTTCACCGTCATTGCTCAGACTTTAGGTCCAGAAGCAGTTGGTACCTACATGAACATCGACGAGGCTATTAAACGTCTTGCTGCTGCTCAAGGTATTGACGTACTGAACCTTGTTAAGTCTATGCAAGATGTACAGCAAGAGCGTCAAGAAACGTTCCAACAGCAACAGCAAATGGAACTTACTAAGCAGACAGCAGCTCTCGCTAGCACACCAGTGATGGATCCATCTAAGAACCCAGAAGCATTAAATCAACTATATGGACAAGCAAACCCCAACCCGCCGCCCGAAACAGAAGAACCCCTCCCCACCCCAGAGTGAGGTAGAGGCTCCCACTACTGAAGTGGAAACACCTAATCCAATCATGAAACGTAGTAAGATTGGAGAACCAACTATCGGTCGTTCACCCGATTACGTAAGGACTGTAGGTCTTGGTAATCTAACCGTAATTACAGCTAATGGCAAACGAACTAACTCTGAATCCAACTGATGAAATGGAGGGACAACTCTCCGCTGATGAACAAGAGTCTCTAGAAATTGGAGAACGCCTTGCACAAGAAGAACAGCAGCTATTAGCTGGTAAATATAAAAGTGCAGAGGAACTAGAAAGAGGTTACCTTGAACTTCAAAAACGATTGAGTGGTAAGGAAGAAGATCCTGAGCCTCAACAACAAGAGGAAGAAACTGAGCCTGAAGAAACCTCTCTCTATGAAGAGATCATGTCCTCCTTCCAAAAGGGAGAGTGGAGTGATGATCTTGTCAAAGAAGTAGAGGGTATGAATCCTGTTGATGTTGTTAATTTGTTCCTAGAGAATCAACAGCAACAACAGGAACCCGTTGCTACTGATCAAGATATTGTTGCCATTCAAAACTCAGTTGGTGGTGATAAAGAATACACTTCTATGATTGAGTGGGCAAGTCAGAATCTCTCAGAGCAAGAGATTAATATGTACGATGCTGTGATGGATCGTGGTGATCCTCTAGCTATGTACTTTGCCGCTCAAGCTTTGTTTGGTAAGTACCAAGATTCAGTTGGTGTAGATGGTGAATTACTCACAGGTTCTGCACCTCGTAACACAGCTGATGTGTTCCGATCTCAAGCTGAAGTTGTACGTGCAATGAATGATCCTAGGTATGACAAAGATCCTGCTTATCGTCAAGACATTGCTGACAAACTAGAACGTTCTAACCTCCAATTCTAATGACTGAAAACATCTTCGCTAAAGAACCCACCATGTACCACGACTCTGATTACACTGTGCCTCATAACGAACGTGCTGAACTCCTCAATGGTCGCCTTGCTATGCTTGGCTTCGTGGCTGCTATTGGTGCTTATGTCTTGACTGGTCAAATTATTCCTGGAGTATTCTAATGTCCTGCGGTAAGAAAGGTCATAAAGGTGGCGGCAAGAAAAAGTAAGACCGTTAGCCTAAAGATTGGCACACATAAATCCCGTACTGGTGGACTCACGAAAGCCGGTCGGGAAAAATATAATAGAGAAACAGGTTCTAATCTCAAAGCTCCTCAGCCAGAAGGTGGTCCTCGTAAGCGGTCATTTTGTGCTAGGATGTCTGGAGTTGAAGGACCCATGAAAGACGAGAAGGGTCGCCCTACTCGCAAAGCACTAGCCCTTCGTAAATGGAAATGCTAAATGGCTAAGCCTGGACTCTACGCTAACATCCATGCTAAGCGAGAACGTATCGCTAAAGGTAGTGGAGAGAAGATGCGTAAACCTGGTGCTAAAGGAGCGCCTACTGCAGCTCAATTTAAGAAGGCTGCTAAGACTGCTAAGAAAAAATAGTATTGGCAAGTCCGTCAATACTGCGCGTGTATTGGCGGATT